TTTGATTATTTCGTAGCCATCATCTACCAATGCTTGAGCCTCTTGATAGCTAAATGCGTTTTTAAAGTGATTATTTTTCTTAAGTATTATCATAATATTTTTCCTTTATTTAAACATGGGGCAGAGCGAATCATACCCCATATTATTTACACTAGTTTACGGATTAAGGAACTCGATTCCTTTAACATGACTAGCAGTAGTTGCAACTGCTCCGTAGATTGTATCAGCGACAACTTTAGTTGACAGGTAATCTACTGAATACTCTGACTGAACTCGAACACCTTGCTGAACCGCTACTGCGATTGCAGACTTGTGAGCAAGATAGCCAACATGAGTACCATCTGCAGCATCAGAACTAATTAAGGATGTAACGAAAACAGGACATCCAAAAATAGAACCAACTAAACCTGAACTCATTGCAGAACCATCATTTAACCCAGCGCCAACAACATTGCCAAGTGCGCCACTTGTAGCGTAATTAGCAGGTGAGTTGACAGCGTTTACAAAACCTTTTGAGTTTAGTAAGTCCGCGTAGATTAAAGGATTAACAAAGAACGCACATTGGTCTAATGGTATATCGTTAGCCAACATTGTACCAATAGCCGTTTCAATATCTGCATTAGACATTGTATTATCTGCTGATAAAGACTGAGTTGTTCCAAGACCTTGCAAAGCACCTTCAATTTCAGTATCTACTGCCTTTGCTAAAGCGTAAGCCATAGACTCGGTGTATTTACTAAATAACTGCTCAGATGACTGCACCATTGCAATATCTTCAAACAGTTTAGCACTGTACATATGTTGGTCAATTAACAAGTCAATCTTAGTTTCAGTATTTACACTATAAGCAACACCATTGTTTTCTGCTTTCCTTGCAGATGCAACTTCTTGTACTGTTGGAATGTGTAATACATCACCTGCGCCTTGAATCATTGATGAGTAATCATCAAAGAAAGGTTTTAAGACGAGATTCTTTTCGAAATATCGATAGATAGATTGACCCCATATCTCAGGAATAAACACATCAATATGTTCACCGCCTGATAGGTCTCCACCTGCCGAACCTTGAGTGGCATCACCACTAAAAGCTGTATAAGCCATTATAGACTCCTTTTATTTACTTTCGATAACTATCTAAGATTTTACTCCAATTTGAGCTTCTTTCCTCTTTAGATAAATCAAGCCATGATTTATTGTCAGGATTGTTTGCTCTCGCTGGAGTTCCATCAGTAGGTGCTACCGAAGTTTTTTTATTAATTAGTTTAGAATGAAGAACACGAATCTGACCTAAACTTAAAGATTCAAATTCCTTTTTGTCCTCATCTTCAAAATCGGAAAGCAATTCTTGCTTAAAAGATTCTTCACCTTTTTTCAATCTATTGTAATCTTCCTCAATAGAATCAATGTGGCTTTGTCTCTTTTCAGCTAACTCTTTCCATTCATTTTGCTTTGCCATCCTATCATCTTCTTGCTTGGCTATTTGCTTTTGCAATTCAGATAGTTTTGACTCGGCATCTTGCGCCCGACTGCGATACTTTTTGCTCTCTGCAATTAAACTACCAGTTTCGGGATTGACTGGTTGCTCTACCTGGCTATTAGTTGCCACCTCTTGCGCTACTTCTTGCGCTTGCTCTTTTGTTACTTCAGACATTCTGTCCTCCATTTTGGTTTAAAAAAATGTTTAACCTTTTTTCCATTTGGTTGATTTACTAGCGGTCTTACTTGGAGACCATTTAACTTTATTAGACCAGTAAGCTGCGCTCATCTTACCTTTTGCTATATTCTTACGATGCCTAGATTTGAATGCCCTACGTTGACCTACTGTTTGATTGGTCTTGACTCCTTGTTGACCAAATCTAATAGTCTTAACCTTATCGCCTTCTTTAGCTACTACTACATGAGACTTAGTAGGGTGGCTAGGAGTGCGTTTAGGCCTGTTAAAACCTTTAAGTCCTAGTCTAGTTAGTCTTGGGTCTTTAGCCATTGAATTTAGCCTTTAATTCTTTTTTTCGTTCTTTCCTTCTTACAACGCTTTTAATTTCTTCATCCTTATAAGTAGATGGAACTAATTGACATTGGCAATTTTGCTTACAAACACTAAACCCACTTCTAGGTGTGCCAATTGATGACCATTCTTCCCATGTAGCCACTTCCCCATGTCTAGGTAAGCAATCATCACACACATTACCGCCTGCAGTAATCCATTGGAATTTTTTTATATTCTTATCGCCATATTGCCCACGAATAGCAGCTTCACTCATCATTTGAACCGCATTACTAGTTGTGTTTTTTATTGCGTTTCTATAAGTGCCAAAGATTATTCCACCTTCATTTAAATCTTGCAACAATATATTTCTTATCACATCCTTACTAGTACCAGTAGCGGTTAGGTTTGTAATCGTTTGTTGTAAGTCTAGTATTGTCTTTGTTGTAGCAGTTGTCATAGCACTTGTTATTATTATCTCTAACTCATCTAACGCATCTGATGTTTTTAACTCATTAGGCACGCTGTAAATTTCTTTCTATTTTGATTTCCATTCGTCTTAATAAATCTTTTTCTACTTTTGTAGTGACTCCAAACCATTCTCTTTTAGGTAACCTAACCCCACCCTCTTGATGATAAACACCAATTTCAGTTCTACTTTTTGGTGGTGTTAATCTTGATTCTTGGCTTTGGGGAGTTGCTTTCTTATCTATTCTAATATCTTTCATAGTACCAGTGGCATATAAAGGAACTCTAGGCTTCTTATACCCCTTTAAACGCTTGCTTTTTATTGTTGAGGGTTGAAGTCCCTTCATCATTTTACCATCAACGCCTTGTCCAAACCTTAATCTTCTGTCATGGTCTTTGACGATTGCTTGAGCAGCTTCATTTATTTCTTTAGACAAATCAAATGAAACTTTATTTAAGTTAAACTTCTTAGATATTTTTATCTTTGTTTTCATGACTTCTCTATAATCTTAGTTGCAAACTTAGAACCTTCCTTGAAGCCTTGCTTTATCTCTTTATCATGGTCTTGCATAAATTGCTGACCTAACGCCATTAAATAAGACTCAGGGTCTTTTAATAGTTCATCTATATTAATTACATCTAATATGCTATCAGCGTCTTGCCCTACTTTTAATTTTAAGACATCTATTTTGTCTAAGAATTTATTGACTATCACTTACTTGCCTTAACGATTGAAATACTGCAGGTTGATTTGCTTGTCTCTCTGCTTGCATTTGTTGAGCTTGTTCTTCTTGCACTTCACCCATTTTTATAGCCAATTCTTCATCACTCATATCAGGATTAAAATACAATAGTAAATCTTTTTGACTCATAATGCCATTGTCTCTTTTCCAATCAAGCATCTTTAGTTCTTGTTCAACTGATAATGGAAAAGCTATCTCACCAAAATCAATAGACAAATCCTCGCTTAACGATAACGAACCATGCACATCTAATATTGTTTTATCAATTTCAAATCTATCATGTTCCCATTGTCTAAAATAAGATATATCGCTTTCCCTTGACTCTAAATTTTCAATCTCCATAATTCGTAATGATTCACCACTTGGAGCATTCCCACCAGATTCACCCCACCTAATCCTTAAATGATTGTTCTCTGCGGTTTGGTTTGCAAACGCTTTAACTGCTTCAATCATTTCAATTAGACTTCCAGCAGGAGATACATATTGAAAAGTTGCGCCTTCAGGTAATATAATAGCCGAATCTATTCCTGATTTAATAACTGATTGCCCTTCATCAATCCCAGTAAATACAGGCTGACCTAACTTTGAACGTACACTTAAAGCAATCTCTGTCATCGCAATACCAATTTGAACTGCGCTCCTAACAACATCAAAAGATGATGAGGGGTAACAAACTTTACTAATTGGATTTATTCCATAAGGGTTTAGCATATCCTCATTGCCTTTAACAGCAAATCTCTTTCCCTTTTGATTGAACTTAAAATGCATCCCTGGCATTCCATCCCTATCTTCAGACCAAAATACAAACATCCTATCATTCCTACTTTGCCCCTTGTCTATCTCATAACTATATCCATAAGGCTCTGATTCGCCTTCTAAATAATACTCTTTAACGATTGGCAAGACTTCATATTCTAATCTTTGTTTGCGCTCATTATATTTTGTTTTAAAATGACAGCTGCCTAAGAGCCAAGCCAACTCACTAAATTGTTTTGTTTGACTATCTAGCATATATGCAATTCTTTTATAATCATTATTCTCTTCACCACCAATATATCTTAAGGGAGCTTCCTTATATAGCATCATTCTAGCTCTTGAAAATCTAGGAACAACCTTCTGTGGGTAGGTTGGAATTTGGCTTAACGATTCACTACTAAACCATTGCTCTAAATGCTTATCCATATTGATATTAAAATAGAAATCTAAAGCGGTCATTCTTTCTACTTTTTGTTTATCTTTAAAATCTTTTTCAGCCTCCGCTACTGTGTTTAATATAATCTGCTCAGAGAGTTCAGGGATTACGACTTGATTTACTGTTCTGCCAAAATTGTACATTTATTCACCATTTCATTATTTTACTAGCTTTACTTACTACAGGAAACTTATAAGCTATTGCATAGCTACAAGCATCTAATGCGTGCGTTAGTTCTAGTTTTGATTTATCAATTCCACCCTTCTTATCTCTCTGCACTTGTTCTAAATCTTTTATTAAGTAAATGCATTTAGGGTCAACTGTCATTGTAACATTACCCTCTGCATCTAATAACTTTCTATTCAACGCGTTTAATCTATCTATATGACTTGGATGCGATTTCTT